TGGACCGATAGGATCATCAGAATAAAAAATAGAATCCATTTTGGTGTAAATATTCCTGCCTATGGTAATTAAATTTATTTTAGAAGCGTCGATGCTTACGATTGGTTCTAAATATGTATTGTTAATATGCGAATGTAATAGAGTTACTAAATCTATTTTTTTAATGGGTTTTGTGTAATTGATGCTGTATTTATCGGCAATTTCGAATAATTTATTTACCTTTTGTTTATTAATATATGGTATTTTCAATTCAGCAGGTGGAGTTTTGTATGAACTACTCTTAGAATGTTTTAAACAAAAACAAGTATCGTGTTTTTTAAATTTGGCAGGTTTAATACAGTGTTGACAATTGAGTGTTTCTTCTTCGCCAACATTAACAATATCCCATTTAATTATTTTAAAATTTTCGGTTGGTTCATTCTCTTCTAAATGTAAAAGACAAAATGCTAGATTTTTTATGCCGACATCAATGCTAATTATATTCATAATAATAAACTATTCTAGGTTATTATTATATGGTTTATTTAATTGATATTTGGCGAAATTGCTGGAGATATTAATCGGGCATTTAATTGTTGTCTGCTAAGATAAGGAGATTTCAAATCGCTTTTACAGTATCCGTAACCTGGAGAACTAGAATCAAATGTGGATTTATATAAATAAGGCACGTTACTTGATGGGGTTTTATTTGTGTTTTCGTGAGGATTTAATCCTAAATCATAGCACGCTTCTTCAGAATTATATTTCATAATTTGTAGTCCATTATTTTGTAAATATTGTCTGTAAGACCAATTTGAAGTTATATTTTCTTGTTGTTGAATTTGTTTATTAATAACTGCTTCGGGTTGCCAACTTGCGAAATTTCGCCCGTCGCTCATTATTGGTGGGAAATTAAAATGAATATTATTTGAACCTGAATAGCATACACCCCAAGACATTTATAGTATGATAAGATAAAAAATATTATTATTCTTGACTAAGTAGTTTTAATAATTCGTTTTTTTTTAATTTGGATGAATCGTTAATAAGACCTTTTCCTTGGGCAATACTTTTTAATTTTGTGATTGTCAATTTTTTATAATCAATAGTTCGAGTATCTTCTTCTAAATTAGAACTGGGCGGGATATCGTCAATTATTACGTGTTTTATGTTTTCGTCATTAGTGTCGGTTAAATTCTCCCAAACAGTATTTGTATCAATCTCGTTGATATCGTCAATATCGTTTATATCGTTTATCTCTGGGTTATCATTCTCAGAACTTGTATCTGATTCGTCATCAATATCACAAGATACTTCCACATTATCATAAAGTTGTTCGAATTCTGGTATAGTTATTATTTTATTATATGAATTACCTCCCTCTTTAACAACCTCATCGTCATTGTCGTCATCGGTATCTGATTCGTAATCTGATTCTGAACCAGAAGAAGAAGAAGAAGATTCCGAATTATTATCTGCGTTATCATCAATATAGGATAATTCGTCGTCTGAAACACAAATTAACGGGTCAGATTTTAAGCAAGAATCGCCTGGAATGTGGTTAATCGTATTTAATTGTTGTGCCATAGTTGATACTAAACTAAACATAGAATCTAGTTTATGATTTTGTTCTTTTAGTCTTGTTTGGATATAATATATGATGAATCCGCTAATAAATAATATAAATACAATAAGCAGTATAAATGCCGAAGTTGTCGTAAATAAATAATCTTTAATAGACATTATTATAAAAACAAATATATATTTTTATCAATAACTTAACGAATGTTATATATTTTCCAAGATTTCTGTTGGAAAATTTAAGTCGTGTAATACTTGAAGTCCTCCTTTAACTTCTGAAATGCCTTCTTTTAATAAATAAGTATGTATGTTTTTGTTCGTATTTGTCTTTAATGTATGCATATTAAAATTGGTTATATTTTTATTTTTATTTAATTTTTTACATACCTTAATAAAATGTGTTGTGAGTAAACAAGAAACCGTTTTGAATTTAACTAAATACTTCATAAATGCGGTAGCGCTGATTACAGCTTCTGTGTGATTTGTTCCGGAAAACAACTCGTCGAAAATACAAATGTGTGTATCGTCTTTAAATTCTTGGATAATATCAAGGATCTCTTTACATCTTCTTGATTCTGCTTGAAATAAACTATCTCTCCCAGATGTATCCGGGATATTTAAATAGCAGTGAATATATTTATATGGATATATAGTTGCCGAATCGTAGAAACCACATCCAAACTGTTGTGATAAAATAATATTTATAAGGGTTGATTTAAGAACGGTTGTTTTACCAGATGCGTTTGGACCGGTAATAATCATATTTTTTGAAATCTGAATATCATTTTTTACTGGCGTTTCATTCATTAATGGGGCGTAATAATTATTTTTAATGTATATTTGTTTGGACCGTTTTTTATTTATAAATTTAGTAAAATTGATTTTACCTAAGTTAATATTTTCAACTAATCCGTGTAAGTTAGATAGATACCCATTAAATCCAAACGAGTATAAAAACGCATCGTTGTATTTTTTATCGTTATATAATTCGTAAAAAGATTTTAAAATAAAACCCAGTTCGAATACTTTGGAAAGTGAGAACTCATATTTCGTTAATTTATTTAATTTCTCTTTAAACTCGTTAAGTATGGATAAATTGTCAACAACTATACTATTAAATTCATTATAACTAGTTAATTCGGATGAATACTCCAAGAAATTATTCATATTTAATTGGGTGTGTTCGATATATTCGGAAATGTGAAATAACGTTTTATGGATGAGTTTCATATTTTTATTAAATTTAATACAATAAGCAATATTTTGATAAATGGATAGTAGATAAAACGCAACAGAAATTAAAATGTATATTTTTTGTTCGATTTTAACAGTATTAAATTGTGTGAATAATTTCCCGATAGGTTGATTGGCAAGTATAGTTTTTAAAATGTCGACATATTCTTTAAACTGTAAACGCATACCTTTTAATTTTATAATAAAAAACGGAAGTATTGTTATGATTAATGGAGTTAATAATGCTAACACCGGCGAAGTAATATTATATATACTCATTATTCGTAGAAAGACCTCTGAATTATTTAAAAACTCTAGCATCGGTAAATCCATGTAATTATATTTTTCTTTAAATCCGGTATCGTTTTTAATTTCGTTCCATAAATCCATAATTTTATCGTAATCATATGAGATGTTATTTACAGACTTATATTTTTTTAAAAAAACTTGGGTATCTTTCAAGAACGATATATCTGTTGTATAATATTGCGACATTTGGTTAATCATTTTTTTAGAAAAACAGTTATTTGAATTAAATGCGAAAGTGTATATATTTATACCGGATGGGTCAACTGTGTCAACAAGTTCTAAATCGGAAATAACATTGTTTTTTAATGGTATTTTATGTTTGTTGTAAAATATGGGTGTTTTAAAATACTCATCAATTATATCTATTTTTGACATTTGTTGTATATGAAAAATAGATATTTTTAAAAATTATACTACGAATACAAAATTATACATACACGTTTAACTTTGATTAATGTTGAAATTCTCGGGCATTTCATTAATTTGACACGAATAATAAGCCTCTATATCTTTAATTTTAGGCACATCTCTACGGGTAACCAAATTAATTCCGACACCTTTACGACCCCATCTACCACTACGACCTATTCTATGAAGATATTTGTGTACACAATTGGTAATATCAAAATTAATAACAACACTGACTTGTTGGATATCTATTCCTCTAGCGGTGATATCTGATGAGATTAAAACACGATATTTACCATTTTTAAAGTCGGCAAATGAATGGTCTCTTTCTGATTTTTCCATATTACTGTGAATACAACAAACGGGAAACTCATCTGCTGCCATAGCTTCGTATAAATCAGACACGCGTTTTACACTATTACAGTAGATAATACATTGGGATAAAGATATATATGAATATAGGTCTTTTAAAACCAAATACTTTTGTTTATCGTCTTCGATTCCTATAAAATATTGTGAGATGCCTTCCAAAGTTAGACTTTCGGCTTTTACACATATTTTAATTGGATTTCTCATAAATTGCGAAGTGATCGCATAAATATTATTGGGTAACGTAGCGCTAAATAACGCAACTTGGATATTACTATTAAAATGTTGAAAAATGTTATATATTTGTTCTTTAAATCCTTCGGATAGCATTTCGTCTGCTTCATCGAGAATAAGTAATTTAATTTTATAACTGGTTATTTTATTACGTCGCATCATATCGTATACTTTGCCGGGACATCCGCATATGATATGTGGGACATTTTTTGAATTCTCGTGAGTGTCATCAATATAAGTTCCTCCGAATAAAGTATGGACTCGTAATCCTTTCATCATACCACCTATATTATTTATAACAGATGCGGATTGACTACACAGTTCTCGTGTTGGGGATAAGACTAATACTTGTGTGAAATTGTCTTCTAAATTGATAAGAGATAATGCCCCAATAGTAAATGCGGCAGTTTTTCCGGTTCCGGATTGAGCTTGTGCGATAATATCTTTTCCGGATATTATAGGTTTAATTGCTTTAGATTGAATCGGACTCGGTTTTTCAAATCCGTAAGCGTAGATACCTCTTAAAATATCATTATCTACATCTAAATCGTCCCAATTTGTAATGGAATACAATAAAGGGTCATAGTTACTCAATTCAATATTATTATCGCCTGTTTCTTTAAAATACATAATTATATTTAATAATTTATAGTTTTTAAGCACATTTATAAGTATTATAATAAAAAAAATGGTATAAATGAAACATTTAAATATATACTAATTAAGTATGACAACAAGCGCACTAAAATATACACTTAATGATTTTGAAACTATTAAATTTGAGGGGTTTGATTTTGTTATTCCGGATGTTACTCTAGCCTTTATTTCGGAATTAACCAAACACGTGGGTTCTCCAAGTTACATAAAAACCCCTATTTTTAAGAAAAAGACTATAGACAAACCACAAGAGAATTGGGGTGCTGTAAGAAATACATTTCAAGCTACTAAAATCGAACAAAAACAAGGATTGGAACTTCAAATTGATTTGATACGTTCACACTTGAATAAGATTTCCGATAAAAACTATATAGATTATCGTAATAAAATAATCGATATTTTTGATGAACTGGTTGTAAATAACATTTCAAGTGAACATATGATGCGTATTTGTTCAAGTTTGTTTGAGATAGCGTCAAATAATAGATTCTACTCGAAATTATACGCGGATTTGTATTCAGACTTGATTAATAAATATGATGAAATGAATGTAATTTTCGAAAATAGTTTGGGTTCATTTATGTGTCTATTCGACAAAATCGAATACGTTGATCCTGTTGTTGATTATGATGCGTTTTGTAAAAACAATAAGGATAATGAACGCAGACGTTCTCTTAGTGCGTTCTTTGTTAATTTAATGTATAATAAAATAATTTCAAAGGATAAATTGGTAAGTTTGTTAGTAATCTTGTTGACACAAGTCTATACATTCATTAAATTGGAAAACAAAAAAAATGAAGTGGATGAGTTGACCGAAAATATTTCTTTATTATTCAAAAAGGAATTTATTGATACAGATATACAAATCGAAGGGATGCCGTTAATTACAAGCATGGAACATTTGGCAAAAAGCAAGTCGAAAACGTATGCTAGTTTATCAAACAAGTCTATATTCAAATATATGGATATATTGGAACTATAATTATTAGCAGTATAGAAAGGACGTGATAATGCTGATAAAACCCCTAATATAAATGTTGTTGAGGTGAAATACACATATTATTATTATTTTAAAATTAAAAACTAAAATAATAATAGTAATTTAAACTATATGGTCTTATCAAAAATATCAGATGGTGTCGTTTATCCAGAATTAAAAAAGGTCTTAAAGGATGATTTAAAACTTGAAGCAAACCTGTATCAAATCGTAATTGAAGGTTTAAATGTAATCATCGCGATTGGAAATGCGAAACGAACATATGAATCCAACAATATTATATATTTTCCCATTTATTTAGTTAAGTATAATAACAAGGTTATTCAAATAGGTGTTTACGAAATTTTAGCAGAAAAATACCTTGAATATATGGATGAAAATAATGTATTGGATGTTAACAAATTAAACGACCCGTTAATTTATAAATTTGTATCCCCCAAAATGCTTATAAAATTGCGATTAAAACCAGATGAACCGGATGAACCCGAAAGCGATAGCGAGGAAGAAACCAAAGAAGAAGAGGAAGAAGAAGAAACAAAAGAAAAAGAAGAACCCGCAATTATAATACCTGATGAAAGAAAAGACATCTTTGTTTTGACATCGGGGGTTCAAATACCGGCGTTGTTAACAGAAGAAACCAAAGAAGAAGCAAAGGATATCAGAGAAAAATATAAGGAGGACCCATCCGATAGTTGGGTCTCTAAATTTATGAAGAATAAATATTATACAATACATGATAACGAAGGAGGGGGAGATTGCTTTTTTTCAACAATAAGAGATTCATTCTCAAGTATCTCTCAGCAAACTTCGGTATCTAAACTTAGAGATAAGATATCAAATGAAGCAGATGAAAATCTATTTAATGGATATAAAGAACAGTATGATAATATTGTAAATTCAATCGCGAATGATAGCAAACAAATAAAGGAACTAGAAACAAAATATTTGGCTATAAAAGAAAAGTTAAAAAATATCTTGGATAGAAACGAAAAATCCCAAGCAGTAAATGAAGCAATCCAAATAAAAGAACAACACGATAAAATTGTAAAAGAGAAAAAGGTCTCTAAAGAATTGTTGGCAGAGTATCAATTTATGAAGGGAGTAAACACATTAGAAAAACTAAAAAATAAAATGAAATCTTGTGATTTTTGGGCAGAAACATGGACCATATCTACATTAGAAAGAATGTTAAATATTAAAATAATAATTTTATCTGTTGAGGCGTTTAAAGAAGGAGATTTAAAGAATGTTCTTCAGTGTGGTCAATCGAATGATTCTATTATTGAACAAAGAGGAATATTTACACCTGAATTTTATATAATAGTTGAATATACAGGAACCCATTTTAAATTGGTTGGATATCGTAAAAGAAAGATTTTCAAATTTAGTGAAATACCGTATGATATTAAAAATCTAATTGTGAATAAATGTATGGAAAAGAACGCAGGTATATTTTCTTTAATACCGGAATTTATCCAATTTAAGACTTCTCTCAATAAAGTGCCGGTGCCAGAAGAACCTGTAATTAAAAACGAAATACGAATATCCAAATTATATGAGGATGATATCGTATTTATGTTTTATAGTAAATCGGCAGATAATCCATTACCAGGAAAAGGAACCGGAGAAACAATACCTCAAAATCTTGTTAAGAACTTCTCAAGTTTGGCTATTATACCACAATGGCGTAAAAAATTATCAAATATGTGGGTTCAACCGTTTACATTAGATAATAATAGATGGGCAAGTGTCGAGCATTATTACCAAGCATCAAAGTTTAAAAACACAAACCATGATTTTTATATGACGTTTACGATGGATTCAGATACGGAATTGTCTAAAAATCCAGAGATGGCTAAGGCGGCAGGAAGCAAGAGTGGAAAACTTAAAAAGGAATTGATTAGACCAAAAGATGTCAATATGGACCCCGATTATAATAAAACACGTAAAAATAAAGAATTATATGATGCGTTGTTATCTAAATTCACGCAAAATGAGGATTTAAAACAGATGTTGTTAAATACCCAAAACGCGAAATTGTTACAATATAAAGATGGTAAAGAACCGGAATTATCAGAGAATTTGATGTTGGTTCGAGAAAAATTAAAAATGAATTAAATAAAATGTAGTTCAAATATATATGCGGATTACCGAAAATAGTAAATTATTAATTTCTTTTTTTATGCAAAATAAATTTATAAGTAATGAGAAGATAACCGCAAATACAAGAAGAATATTACGGGTTTTATATGAGGATATAACAAACGCATATAATCAAAAACTTACGTATAATATGAAAATCAATAAAATAGATAGAGTCTCAGATATTCCACGACCTAAGACGTTGAGACTGAATGGTTTACCTGAAACAATAGCAAAGAGTATATACAATAAATCGTTGAGTTGTATAACATATACGTGTTCTCTTTATAATAGAACTATCGTTATAAAATTCGTGGTTGAAGAATCAGAACCAGATATAAAAAGATATAACAAATATGTCGACACAATTATAATGTGGTTATATATTTTAAATAAATATTCTTCGCCGAATTGTTCAAAGGTGATTACAATATATTTGTATTTAACATCATTACGAAAAAAACTACCGAGTAATAAGATAGATGTTTTAAATGAAAATAATGTAAATACTGCGTTTACAACTTCTTGTCAGTATAACACAGAAATCGTTATTTTTAGAAGTGAAGAATGGTTGAAGGTTTTATTACATGAGACATTTCATAGTTTTGGTTTGGATTTTTCGGATATGAATACAACTAAATGTAATAAAGAGATATTAAATATATTTAAAGTTTCTTCAAAGGTAAACCTTTATGAAGCTTATGTTGAATGTTGGGCTGAAATACTGAATGCCCTTTTTTGTAGTTTTTTTATTATGAAAAACAAAAGAGATTTTGAAGAATTTGTATTAAATGCTGAGATTCTTATAAATATTGAAAGGTATTATAGTTTCTTTCAAATGGTAAAAACATTAAAATTTATGGGTCTTAATTATGTTGATTTGTATTCTGGAAATGAACGCGTCGGGTTGTATAAGGAAAAAACCAGCGTATTGTCTTATTATATTATTAAATTAATATTGATAAATAATTTCCAGGATTTTTTAGAATGGTGTTATACATATAATAATTCATTGTTACAATTTAATAAAACGTTTCAAAACCAAATGCGTTTTTGTGAATTCATCAAACTCCATTATAAATCAAAGACATTTATTAATGATATATCCAATACAGAAATTTTTATAAACAAATTAAAAAAGAAAGAGAATGAATACTTGTTGACAAATATGCGAATGAGTATTTGCGAATTAGGATAAAATACTATCCATCTCTCCAATCTGTGTCAACACAAATATATCAAAATACCCTATAGATTCCAATATTCTTTTTGTGTCTACAACAATTAATAAATAAACCTGGTAGATTCCAATATTCTTTTTGTGTCAACACAAATATATCAAAATACCCTATAGATTCCAATATTCTTTCTGTGTACATAAATTTAATAAATAATACCCATAGATTCATTTTACTTTATGTGTCAACAACAATTAATAAATAATACCCTATATATCCATCTCTCCAATCTGTGTCAACACAAATATATCAAAATACCCTATAGATTCCAATATTCTTTCTGTGTACATAAATTTAATAAATAAACCTGGTAGATTCCTTTTACTTTATGTGTCAACAACAATTAATAAATAATACCCTATATATCCATCTCTCCAATCTGTGTCAACACAAATATATCAAAATACCCTATAGATTCCAATATTCTTTCTGTGTACATAAATTTA